AGGCAATAGTCAAATGTTGTTGGGGTTGAGTATTCTAACGAAACCCCCCTGTCAAAATGGATTTTCCAAACAAGCCCATCACGACTTCGGCCAACGATCACTATCGGGATGTGCTTGCCGCCCGAGCTTGTCTCGGGCCAATTATAATAAATTCGGATTTTGACACGCATTTTACTTTTGCCGCTTGCCACGCAATTCGTGTGCTAACCTGCAAGGATAATGGAACGACGTAGGGCCAATCATGTGTGTGTGTTCTCACGAGGAAGAGCAACGAACGACCTGCGAATAGCAGACGTTCCTGCTCTGGATGACACGATGACTCGCAAGCTGTGCCTACTATCAGGCACTCCGTCTTGCAATGCCCGACCAAGGGCATTAGCGGTATACGACACAAGGGACAAGCCGCACTTCGGAACAGCGTAACTTTGTCACAACAAAGTTAGGATGTGGAGGGTGCTAATAGCGTGTTTACAAGTAGTTACAAAATGTGTCTTGACAGCTCCAAAACGCTGGTGTGTATAATCTCCATCCGAAGAATTATGGGACACGGACATGACAAAAGCCAATACAGAACAGCAAGAGAAGTATAAAGGTGGTGTAGTCCCAATGGACGACATAGAGAAACACTCTCCCACACTACGACAACAGTACAGCAAAGTAACAGATGCACAGGCTGAACTGGTGCATATGATCTTGCATAACGGTTGCAACCCGACAGAAGCCGCTGATGCCATAGGACGCAACAAAGCATGGGCATACAATACGCTTAATAAACAACATGTTATAGAGTATAGACAACAACTGGCTATGATGACTTTGGGATGGGACGCCACACAGGCAATGGCGACGATGAGAGAACTGCTTGGCAGTAAGTCACAGTACGTTAGGCTTGAAGCCGCCAGAGATCTGATGGACAGGGCAGGATTTCGCAATGACGCACCACGAACTCCGTCCACTGCGGTACAGATTAATTTTAACGTAGACTAGGGGACCCATGACCGTACTACGCTGTGCATAGAACACGGTCTTAAAAAACCAGCGCACTCTATAAAAGGGTGAATCACATACGCAATAGACTTAAAACAGTTAACCTGACAAAATATTTTTTTAACCAAGGAGGCGATTATGGGTGGTGAGAGAGATGCAAACGGTGGGAATAATCCCGGTGTTATGCCAGCAAGGAGTCCTGTACGTCAGAAGACTCGACAAGAAAGGGCGGCGGCAGAGAGGCAGATTAGAGAAGCTTCTGACCGTGAACGTGAAGAAGAGAGGGCTATTAAGGAGCTTGATCTAAGAACTAAAAGATCCAAGAGTGTCAGCACTACGGAAATGATGTTAAATCCTGTGGCAAAGGTTGATGCAGTAGTTGGCAGTTTCACAAGAAATCAAATTGCCGACAGGATACGCCGTGGCGGTAAAATTGTAAGAAGCAGTGACAATAGAGTTGTTGGCGTTGTTGAGGAAGGCAAGGGTCTTTTTGGTCAGGATGTTTACACTGGTCAGGATATGTATAACCCGATTGCATATGGCAGAAAAAATGCTGGTGTAAAACAAACTAAATACGGGTACACGGTTCAAGCGATGTCTACTACAGGAAGTGGTGGAGGATCTGCTACAAGTCCTGCGGCTGGTGGCTCTTCTCCTGCCCCATCTCCAACTCTCGCAAGTGCTGAGATGAGTGGTGGCGCAAGACGGAGATCTGTTACAGCCGCAAGAGCCGCTGGTGCCGCAAGGAGACAATTCCTAGGATGAACCTAGATTACAAACCGCCCGGGCCAGTGGCGAAAGCTTTTATGAAAGACAGGTCTTTTGTAAGAGGTATTCGTGGCCCGGTGGGTTCTGGCAAGTCTGTTGCTTCATGCATGGAGTTGATGCGTATTGCTGTTAATCAAGAGCCAAACGCTTCTGGTGTCAGAAGAACTAGGTTTGCAGTTATTCGTAATACCAATCCACAGCTAAAGACTACGACTATTAAGACATGGCGTGATTGGTTTTCTGATGACATTGGAAGGTTTGTATGGTCGCCTCCGTACACTCATTTCATAAACTTTGCTCTTGGTGACAAGACTGTAGTTGAATCAGAAGTTATCTTCTTGGCTTTGGATAAGCAGGAGGATGTAAAAAAGCTGTTGTCATTGGAGCTTACGGCTGTATGGATCAATGAAGCCAGAGAAATACCAAAGTCTATTGTCGATGCCTGTACTATGCGTGTTGGTCGTTTTCCTTCTATGCGTGATGGCGGTCCATCTTGGTTTGGCGTTATCATGGACACAAACTCACCAGATGAAACACATTGGTGGGCAATTATGTCAGGAGAGGCCCCTGCCCCGGAATATATGTCAGATGAAGAGAAGCTTCTTCTTATCAAGCCAGATGATTGGACATTCTTTTCTCAGCCGGGAGCAATGAAAGAAAAGATAGATACAGGCGGCAATCTTGTTGGTTACGAAAAGAACCTGCAAGCTGAGAATCTAGATAACATACAGCCTGACTACTACGACAAGATCATTCTTGGTAAAGCCGCAAGCTGGGTTAAGGTATATGTTCTTAACAAATATCAGGCTTTGCTAGATGGTAAGCCTGTATATCCAGCCTTCAAAAGAGAGACACATGTTGCGCAGTCACCCATCGAACCCGACAAACATCAGGAAGTTATCGTTGGCATTGACTTCGGCAGGACGCCATCGGCAGTTTTCGCCCAGCAAAGCACATTCGGTAGATGGAAGATCTTCCACGAGATCATTGGACAGGACATGGGAGCCGGAAGATTCGCCACAGTCCTCAAGAAAGAAATCGCCAGAAACGGCTGGGAAGGACTAGACCTTAGATTTATCGGTGATCCGGCTGGTAATCAGATGGCTCAGACCTCTGAGAACACACCGTTTATGATACTAAGGGCGGCAGGCATACAGGCATATCCTGCGCCTACCAATGATACTCAGGTTCGTATTGAATCTGTTGAGTCTGTGTTAAACAGAATGACAGATGGTAGTCCATCATTTGTAGTTAGCCCAACATGCACCGTACTAATTGGTGGTTTTGAGGGTGGATACCAGTACAAACGCCAATATCATATGGGCAAAGAGAACTATGAAGAGAAGCCAAGTAAGAATCGGTTCTCTCATATACATGATGCGTTGCAATATGCGATGTTAGGTGGCGGTGAGGGTCGTAGAGTGATGCTCGGTGGGCGTAAAGTACCTGTCCCCACCACTGTAGAGAGGGCAAGTAGCCCTTTTCAACGTCAGAAAAGACGAAATAACCTGTCTAGGGGACGCATGAGAGCCGTATGAAGTGGATAATATGCTTCAAAGAAGCCAAAAATGACGGTATTTGGAAGATATTTACTAAACATAGGCCCGGTTTTGGTCATGTATTTGCTGTTTGCTATGATGTAGAGCTAGACACTTGGTTCAAGTTTGAGTTTGCCACTGAAAAGTTTAACTTTGAGTTGAATAGGTACGAAGAAGCCGACTATTTAGTCGGTGATATGGTGAAAAACTGTACATGCATAGAGATTGAGCCTAAATCTAATGGTATAGCTCTTCCCAGACTTCTTTATTGCGTCAGCTTCATCAAACATATTGTAGGAATTAGAAAGCCTTGGATACTTACTCCGTACCAACTCTATTGTGAATTGCATAAACTCGGCGGAAAAGAGATCTTTCTGGATACCGAAGGAGATAAAAATGGGATCATTACTTAGTGGACCTAGTATTCCGGGGCCAGACCCAGAACTTGTTAAACAGCGTAAAGAAGCTGAAGCCAAAGCAAAAGCTGAACAAGCAGAGCAAGAGCGTTTAGCCGCAGATTTTGAGCGTAAAAAACGTGCCAATCTTCTTGGTAAAAAGTCTTTGCAAAGCGAAGAAATAGAAGGTTTTACTGGTTTCAAGAAGATGGGAACTGCAAAACCTGTTGACATAACAAAGGGTATTGAGCAATGACAAAGCCCCACGCTGATGATGGTAATCCTACACCGGGCGGCTCTGGTGAGAAAGATAAAGAGCTTCTTAATGTTATGTCTAAATACAAGAGGGCCAAAGGTAGATGGTCTTCTTGGTCAGACATTTGGGAAGAAATCTATGACTATGTTCTTCCACATCGTGAAAGCTTTTTTCAAGAGACAGCCGCCGCAAGGCGTACTGAAAACATCTATGATGAAACCGCTGTAGTCGGTTTGCCTAAATTTGCCTCTAGACTTCAACTTGGCTTTTTTCCACCAAATGGTAGAGCCTTTAAGCTAGTCCCCGGCCCAGAGTTTCCAAAGCGTGAAATAACTAAAGCACTGCAAGCAGAGCTAGATCGCATTACCGATCTATTGCATGAGGGTTTGCGTAACTCTAACTTTAATGCTGAGTTGCATGAGGGGTTTCAAGATCTAGGTCTTGGCACAATGAACATGCTTGTAGAGGAAGGTCGCTTTGCTGGTGATCTGCACTTCACATCTGTGCCGCCAACTAACCTAGCATTGATGCCGGGCAATATGGACAGTGTGTCTGGTTGGTTCCGTTGGAACAACGAAATGGATCTAACTGAGATTAAGCATCGTTATCCTGATGCTAAGTATTCAGAAAAGATGGCATCTGAGCAAAAGCGCAACCCAACACGCAAAACTAAGATTATTGAAGCTACTCTCTATGATCAATCAGATAGGTTTAAAGACGAATATACATATTATCTAATTTCAGAAACTGATAACCATATTCTAAAGAAGGCTACTCTGAAAGGTAGAGGTAGTGTTCCTTGGATTACTACACGCTGGTCTAAATCTGGTTTTGAAGTTTGGGGTCGTGGTCCTGTTCTACAAGCTATGCCAGCGATTAAAACCCTTAACCTTACAGTCCAGCTTATTCTTGAAAATGCTGAAATGGCTATTGCTGGTAGCTATGTTTATGATGATGATGGAGTGTTTAATCCTGATAACATTACTATTCAGCCGGGAACTTTCATTCCTCGTAGCCCCGGCTCCAGCATAGATACATTGCAAGCTCCGGGTCGTTTTGATGTTGCCCAGCTTGTTCTTGATGATATGCGCCGTAATGTTCGCAAAGCTCTATTTATCGATGAACTAGATACTCGTCCTAACGCTAGAACACCATTGTCTGCAACAGAGGTATCTGAGCGTTTGGCTGACGTAGCCAGAGATATGGGTGCTGTAGCTGGTCGTATGCAGAAAGAGTTTTTGACGCCATTGGTTGAAAGAATCATTAAGATCTATTCTGATCAGGGTATTCTAGACATACCAAAGGTAGATGGTCGTGTACTGCGTATCTTGCCTGTATCTCCATTACTAAGAGCGCAGGATCAGCAGGATGTAGCAGACTTTGTTAGGTTCCAGCAGACTGTAGCTGGTACGTTTGGCCCAGAGATTACACCAGCACTTTATGACCAAGCGGCTGTTATACGCTACTTGGCGCAGAAGTTTGGTGTTATGGAAGAGTTAATTGGGGATGAAAAACAAGTTAAGCAAAACGAGCAAATGATGCAACAAATAATGCAGATGCAACAAGGTGGTATGTAGTGAAGGAGAAGATCAATGTTTCGCCAGATGGTAGAGGATATGCCAAAGAAGTTGATCAAGATCTTAATTCTAAAGCCTACGCTCTTTTTGGTTCGGGGGTTGGAAAAGATTTCTTACAGTATTTGGAATCTATCACGACAAATAATATCTACTCTGCTGGAACTGGAATCGTAACTCTAGCCCATGCAGAAGGTAGTCGTTGGATAGTGGCTATTATTAAAAAACGTACAGAATTAGGAAGGAAGCAAAGTGAGCGGTAAACCTACTAATCCAAAACTATATGCAAG